GGTGGTCGATTCGAAGTGAGCCATGATGGCCCGCTCCTGCTCGGGAACAAAACGCGACATCAACTCAGCCGAGTAGAACGCATCCTGCTCAGCCTTCTTGGTGATGTAGGTTGCCGACGACAGGTACTTGTCGATGGTGAACGTGAACTCACCAGTGTCCAGCGGACGGTAGACAACAGCCGTATCTTCGACGTAGTTATCAACCTGTGCTTGACCAATCGACGGGATGTTGAACTGGTCGCCATCAGGGAAGCCTTCCAGCATCCGCACATAACGCTGAGCCATCATCTCGTCACGAAGAATCTCCTTAAGCTCGGCGGACCATACTTCCGTGCGAGTCAGGAGATTCGTGTTGGCAGTAGTCATAGCCATTTGAATCGTCTCCTATTTAGATTCCAAACCGATCCCCAAGTCGAGCCTTATCTTGCATAAGTTGTTGCTGGACTTTGGGACTATAGTAGAGTTGCTTGTTATCCCTACGGAGCTTCTGGTAGTAGTCCCAGTTGCGATCCGTATTGGGCTGCATGTTGACACCTTCTGTCCGAATGGAACCCTGCACCATAGGCTTAAAGGGTTTCTTCGGATCACCAACAAGATTGAAGAAAGCAGTGGGGCTTTCAGCAGCCAGTTCCTGAAGTCGTTGTACAGTCAACCCAAGTTCTTGAGCTTTCTGTTTAATGACCGCAGGGGCTTCAGTCCCATACCTATCTTCAAGCTCCTGATCCACGATAGCAATGTTCTGCTTGACAGTATTCTCTTGCTCTCGTGCAGTCAGCGTCTGTTCTACAAGGCTCTTTAGGGTATCCTCACTCACTTGGGGCGGGGTATTGCCGTCAGTATTAGTGCCACCGTTATCATTATTGGCCGCTACAGAGTTCACGCTGGTGGGTTGCGTGGCCTTGCTCTGTAGTTGGTCGAGAAGTTGCTTGGAGTACTCCTGCTTCCCGAGGTCATCTCGCATCTGTGCAAGTTGTTCCTCAAGAGTTTTGATGTAGCTGTCAGCTTCAAGTTTGCCTTTAGCCAACACCTCAGGGTCTTTCCAGTTCTCGCCCCGTGCGGCAACAAGCTTAGCCAGATACGACTCCTGTTGTTCAGCAGCGGTCTGGGTAGGCTCCTGACTTGCACCCGTGGTTTGGGCCGCGTCAAATACACTCATATTTAATCCTTGTGGTTAAGGTCCAAGAGGTTGATGATATCGTCGAGAACAGCGTTATACTCATTCACGGCGACTTGCTTATACTCCCAACCGGGGGAGTAATCCCGAACAGCATCTTTCTTCATGTAGTGCTGCTCTAGAATCTCACGAAGGTCTTCAAAGGCATTCCGGTACCCTAGCACCTCAGCTTTGCGGCGTTCCTTTTCCTCGCCCTTAAGACCTTTAACCCATACAGCGTGCATCAGAGACCAAGCTCCTGCGCCGTAAGAATGTCTTCTTGGTTCTGCATCTCTGCTTCTTGCATTGCACGCTGAGTATCAAGCTGCTCACTGATCTGGATATTCTCAGAGAACAAGCGTGTCTCACCCAGTTCCTCTGCCATGATACGGGCAAACTCTTTACCAGACAGGTGTGCTGCAACACTTGGGTCAGCAAGCTTAATCTGGTAGAGTTGTGTAAGGTTTTGGATACGACGAGCACGCTCAGCAAAGTGACGAGCACCAACAGGGATTAGTTTGCCACTACCAATAATATCAGACTTCGAGATACTACGGAAGAAAGTATTCCCAGTTGATTGGTCTACCATCGACAAAGATTCAGTGGTAGACATATTACGGCGACCACACTCAAGCATTGCGTTCAGGATAGGCTCAAGGAATACACGCTCGAAGTGTGCTGTCTTGTGTTCGAAGATACGGGCAGCCGAGTTCTGTAGAGCCTGAACCTCAAAGGCTGTCTTTTCTCCCGGTGTACGGATACCCATAGCCTGCCGGGGAGCACCAGCCATCTCTTCCATCTTGTCTTCCAACAGACGAATCTGAAGGTCTGCCTGAAGGGCTGTAGCGTCAGGGACAAGATAACCTACATCACCCTCTTCTCCCATGTAGATACGGCTACCGGGAGCAAAGTCGAAGTCTTCTACATCACCACGAATCTTCATAACAGGGTATGCGATCTGGTCGAATACGTCTGCCTTCAAGTTTTCCAAGTGGTCGATGCGGTACTGCATACCAACAAGGTTGTCCAGCGGTCCCATAGCATAGAGGTTGTCAGGGCGAGGACGCCAGCCTGCATGGAAGATAGGCGCATGGCCCAACCACGAGGGGTTCTCTTCATTCTCCAACACATAGGCACGATCAACTACAGTGATGATACGGTCAGTGTGCAACTTGTTGCTGGCATAGTCGTAGATATCGCCGTAGAATGTCAGCACTTCAACGTAGTCAGATTCGTAATACTGTTGGATCGACGTAAAGCCATCCGCAATATACCCTTCTGCTTTGTTGTAGGCTGAGTCAGACGAGCGAACAGCAGCACGGGCATACATCATCTTGTCGATAATAGCTTGCCAGTGAGCCTTACCCGCATCGTTGTCAATCATACGCTTAATCTCACCAAGGGTCATAATGCTCTTGATGACTTTAGGCGTCTTAACAAACTCAGACGAAGTAGGGTTGAATACAATATCGTATGGGCTGATGCGAACCAGCTTCGGTCCTTCATACACTACAGCAACAGAACCATCTTCTTTCTCATAGCTGTTAGAGTCGTAAACAACAGTAGCAAAACAGTTGCCGTATTGAATCCAATCGTAGAGAAGGTTAGATGCAGTGTTAACAAAATCCGACTGGCGAATCTTGTTGTACATGTAAGCTTGGATGGTTTCAATCTTATTGCGCTTATTACTCATGCTGTCCGAAGGTTCGAACCGCATCCAGTTCTGCTGCGGGAACAGGCTGGCAAAATAATTAGCATGGAGATTATCCATGATTTGGGTCAATTTGGGTGTTGTTGTGGTGTTAGACCACGGCAGCAAAGCATTGCCAGTTGTCTTGGTATCTGTAGCGTAGAGGTAGTTACGGAGTTCCTTCCACTCTTCAAGCTTCTTCTGACGAAGAGTGTTCCACTCAACCCAACGATTAGCAATCTCAACAGCAAGAGTGTCGGGATTAATCAGGTGTTCAATCTCGATAGTTGTACCAGCCATTATCCTGCGTTCCTGAATCTCTGGTTAGCCCAGACAATGTTACTGTTAGTGCTCCGCTTCATACTACGCATAGGCTTTACCGCCATGTCTACAGCAGAAGCTAGAGCGTCCTTTACGTCATCGTGGGAAGGATTACGACTGGACAGTTCTTCTTCAAGGATTTGAGTGTTGCCGCCACGGTAGTGCCAAATCTGAAGGTTATCATACCTTGGCTCAAGAATGGCAGCAATACGCTCTTCCTTGCTTCCCTTGTTAGGCCGGTACTCTTCAATAGAGATAGCCAGACCATGTTGCTTGATGAGTTCTTTAAGCTGTCGAACAATAGCCATCTGAGCTACTGTAGTCTCAGCCCTCATCTTCTTGAATGACCACTTGTTGCTGAGTTGCAAGATGTGTTCAAAGTAGTCTGAGATGCGGTCAGTTCTAAAACGGTCAATGTCTAGAACGTAAATGTTGTTGTCAGCGTCAATACCAACAATAACCATTGCTGTGTAGTCTGCCTTCTTATTCAAGCTAAAGGCAAAGTCAACTGCACAGTAAACATTCAGTCTTTCGTTTTTGTAGAACCAGTATCCGTTGTCAAGGTGCAGGTGCTTACGGTCATAGTATTGAAACTTGTCAGAACCTACAGGTACGTTATCCGGGTCAGTTGGATCGTTGTAATATTGGGCCTTAAATTGACCTTTGTCAAGATACTGTCCACGCTTTTTTGCAAGAATTTTTTGGTCAAAGCCAAACCACTTGCCATCTTTACGCTGCTGGCGTGGCCAGAGAAACTCCCCTGTGCCATCACCACGGTCTTCTACAGCACGCTCAAAGATTTCGTAGATGTTTTCCTCAGCACACTTCTCACCACTGTCGTCGTAGATATCCTCAATCATCTGCATCAAGTCGTTGTACAGATCGAGAGGATGATAGCGAGTACCTACAACCCACTCCTTTGCATCAGCACCTTCGATAGACGATAGGAGAGAGTATTGGCTTTTAACCTTTTCTCTTCCTGCGTTGGTGTAGGCGTTCTCGTAGACCACCACGTCATCAAGTACTGCAATGTCACAGTGCAAGCCAGTAAGGGAAGTAGTGAGGCCACCAGTAAAGATAGAAGGGTCACGAATGTTTTCCTTCTTACGGAGAGGGTGGTCTAGCATAATCTCACTGGATGTCCAGCGGGTACGCTTACCTTCCTCAGGGTGAACATGCTCAGGCCAGTAACGACGATAGACCTCAGAAGTGAGGATACCCTTCATAAAACCTAGCTGTTTCTCTGCAAGGTTAGCTGTAGCAGAGATATACAACACACGAAGAGTAGGGTTCTTAGTAAGCTCCCAGACCACACGGTAGGCTACCATACGGCTCTTCTGGTGGTCACGAGGAAACAAGACTAGCTGGTGAGTCTTAGAGTCTTGCCGTGTCCACCATTGAAGTAGCTCACTGTGACACTGACCTAGAACCTGCTCAGGAGCTACAAGCCTGATAAAGGTCTCTAGGTCAGCCTCAGCAGCCTGCCTAATCTGGTCAAGTTGAGACAAATTACTCAGCCTCGGCAATTACCAGATCACCAGCCTGAACCTGCTGCATGATCTCTTGATAGTGTCGGTTGCCCGGTGCGATAGGCACGAACATTTCCACTCCGTCGATGGCGGCTTTGATGCCAAAGGGTTCGTTAATGAACTGGTCTTTGATGTATTGTGCGTTTGTGATGTTCATGATTTACAACTCCGCGTCTGCTGCAATGCTATTAGCTTCTATCTGCCCCGCAAGATTGGCCCCGTAATTGGTACTGACTACCATTGTAATGTAGCTTATACTTGCAGCGTCAATGGAAGAAAGGTTGTAGAAGGCTACTCCGGGGCGATGAAGTCTGCCCGTTCCATTAATAATGCTAAATGTGGGGGAGGTTCTCATGTTTGCACCAAAACTTTGAGACGTAAATCTACTATTAGCTTCGTTCATAGCGCCTTGGAGGCCTCCATTTTGCTGATAATACCTCTGACACAGCGCCAACTCCTGCCCATACGAGCGCACCTCAAAGGGCGTGGCTACGTCACCAGCCTCAAGCTGCACTTGGGCAATGTCGAAAGTGCCGGATTGCTGGCCGAGAGAGTTGGTGCGGGAGTTGTAGTCACTGCCTGCGTCGAACCAAAACACGACTTTAACGTGGTCGTTGTCGTCTGTCCCAAACGCTTTTCCAGAAATAGATGGAAGCGTTGCTCACCAAGGGGTGGGTATTGATGGAGAGGTATATTTAGCTGCAGTGGTTGCAAATGCTTTTGAAATATCGGATATACCGGTGATTTATACCACGCAACATAATCATTTGAGTTTGCACTACCACCAAGTAAATTTTCGTATTTATTATTAGTAGTTCCGTTATCATATCCCGATAAGACCAATCTAATTTGCGTTTCAAATCTGTCTTGAGGTGTATCACACTCTGAAAACTCCGGTGGTAAGTTTAACCATGAACTTCCTAATGTCGGTTCTGCTAGTGCTCCCGCACCAAAATAAGAAGCTAAAAGAGCTAAATTTTGACTATTAACGGTGTCTGTATTACCTCTTCTAAAGTTACAATTACAAAACTCACAATCAGGGTAAACCATCATAGGTAGTGGAAAATTTAAAAACGGATTTCCCCTTGGGTTTGAAACTATTGTAAAACTTAAGAATGGTAGAAACTGTGCAATGGCGTCTATAATACCTTGTATTATATTTATAATACTTAAAACTATGTTGTAGATAAATGCTGCTATGTGTAAAACAATAATAATAACAACTACCGCAGGTGTTAAAATAGTTATTATAAAATTAAAAAGAAATATTAAAAAATTATTATTTTTAAACCCTTCATTAACTGGATACCTATTAACTTCTGTTACACATGTACTATCTTCAATATCTTTAATACCTAAAAATCTTTGTCTGTTTCTGCCCCATCTGAAGTAATCGATGTGTGATGATATGGTATAAACTTTATTGTATTTAAATTTATAAAAAGTATCTTCACAATTAATTGCGGATGTTTTGTCATAATAATCTTCCCAATCTAATGAAAATGCATACGATTTATTTCTTATTTCATCTGTAGGTATTGTCGCACTATCTTGATTCCAACCATGTTCTTTTATGTTGGGAACTAGATAATCCGCTCTGTATATTTCATTATCATCTACAGTTCCTTGATTTTGCCATTTTATCCTAAACCTATATTTTCCTGAAGTTGGGACTCCAACTGTAGGGTCGTTAGATAATATTTGTTCACCAAATTCATTTGTAACTACATAATCCAAATTCATAGGTAGTTCTGTCAACCATACCCCATTTTCGTCAATTATATTTCCCCCATCTTCCAATTTATATTCTTCCAATATTGGGTCTCCGTTACTATCTACGAGATTTGTTTGTCTTATACATAATATTTGACCAGGTCCTGAATTTAAGTTACATAGTTTTCCCGTTTCTTTTTTAGGTTTA